AAATGCCGGGGGTTTTTACTTTTTAAAAATAATCATGTGGGATACTAACCCCATGATGACCAGAGCCGAGGCAATCGCACAAGTATCGTTATTTGTGTCCGCTCAAAGTTACCCGCAGATGTCCACTACCGACATCGGTTCCATCTTGGATTCCTTTTCCCGCTTCTCGACATGGGCAGCGGCAACCACCTACGCTGTCGGTGACCGTGTAGTGCCTACAACGCCCAACGGGCGGGTTTACGAATGCAGGGTAGCCGGTACCTCAGGGGCTACACAGCCTGACTTTCCGGTCTATTCACCGTACCAAGTCAAAGGCTTTACATTGGAAGATGGCACCGGTGACCCTACCCTCATGTGGGTTGACCAAGGGCCGATCAACGTTGAGCGCTACGACGTACGCACGGCAACCCGGCAAGCGTGGCTTATCAAGGCCAGCAGGGTAGCGGCAGACATCGATGCTAAGGAAGGCACCTCCGATGTCAAGCTTTCCCAACTGATGCAGAACTGCTTGACCATGGCAGATAAATACCGACCGGTGGTTTTCGCATGAGTCCTATCCTACGCTCAACCATTCAAGCCGGGATGGTTCGCAACCTGTGCCAAGACCGTGTAGAGATTCACCGCTTCACCCTTACGGAAGATGGGCGTGGTGGAGTCACTGAGACATGGCGCAAGGTTGCCGAGTACAACGCCAGGCTAACCAACCAGAATGACACAGAGAGCATTGTAGGCGGCTCTATTGCATCATCTGCCCAGTGGACGCTTATCATTGCTGTAGGGGCTGATGTGATGCCACAGGATAGGGTCTACAGAATAGGCGATGAAGCCAAGTATTACGATGTCATCGGTACTGACTTTGGACAGACCGAACTTTTGGTACAACATTGCGGATTGGTGGAGCGTGTAGCATGACGGCTGAGATGTGGATTCAGGTAGGCATACAAGTTATGACCACCGTAATAAGCATAGGCACTGCATGGGTTGCCATACAGGTACGCTTGACACGCCTAGAGACTCAGGTGGCACATATCGTCAATACCCTTGACGGACAACAGCAAGAAGTCCGCAGGATAGAACAGCGACTCGGTAAACTCGAAAACAAGGTTTCCGCTTTGGAGGCAATCATACAAAGATGAACAGCATCAGCATCAAAAGATTAGTGGTCGTTGTGATCGTGGCTTTTACAGCTGCATTTACCAGCGTATTCGGTGATGGCATCCGGACATCTGAAGCACACGACATCAGCGAGCTCGGCGCAGTGCTGGCACTCTACGGGAGCAAGGCGGTAGCGGCGGGTGTCTCCGCTGCGGTGAGTAGTGTGCTGGCGTTCCTTACGATGCCTTTCAAGGGTACGGGAATCAATGCGCTGAAGGTGGGCAAATGAACCTGCAAAACTTCCGCTTAGAGCCTAACCCGAACACGCCCGGTGACTGGATTGTCTTTGGGGACATCTATGATGACCAAGGCAACCTACTCGGTACGTTTGGGGAGAATGGCACAAGCGTTTTCGGTTGGTGGGTTACGCAGGATGCGGCTTTTCAGCAGAACTATTCCTACCAGTTTGCATCGGTTATGGCTAGAGAAATCGTAGCGGGGACGGCTGAATAATGGCTACTTATTATGTCAGAACTAATGGCAACAACAGCAACGCTGGGACTGGTCAGTTGGCTGGTCAGGCGTGGGCTACTATCGCGTATGCCTTGTCTAGTTCATCAGGCTTTGCAAGTGGTGACATTTTGTACGTTGCACCGGGTGTCTATACAAACCAGATATCTGTAACCATAACAAACCCAACAGTAGAAACTAACATCATTGGTGACCCAACGTGTACTGTGTTTACTGGTGTTAGTGCTGGACCGGTCATAGTTACAAACTACAACGCAACACTGTCAGGGGTTGGCTACACTGGAAACGTAGTAACTGCAACTACTAAAAATTACCTTCATTTTCAAAACATACAATTCAGATTAGGTAATAGCGGTCTTAGTTTTACGACTTGTACAAATTTAAAGTTGACGAAATGCGCCTTTATTTCTAGGGGGTCGTCTGGAACCTCTGTATTTATTTCGAGTCCTACGAGCACCGCTGTAAATATTACTGTGAGTAGGTGTATTTTCTTCGGAAATAATGTTTCTCTATCGATATCTGGGCAAAATGTTGCTGATAATTCAACGATTACAAATTCACTATTTTTGAACTCGATTAGTACATTAATTACTGCAACTAGCGTACAAATAGCAGTTACGAACTGCACCTTACTTGGAGCAGATTTTTCTCTCATTTGCCCAAGTGGAAGCGTGACATATCCAAGCACTATTCGTAATTCAGTTGTGTATAGTGAAACATACGACTTATTTTGTTCTACTGTCAGTTTTACATTAATTGAAAACTTTAATCGTTTGCTGGGTAGTACTCCCAGAAGTAATGTAAATGACAATGGCACATCAAGTCTTGTCGGCGACATTGGACTTGATGTTGGTGAGGCGTTACTAGTTGGGTTGAATAACCTGCAAATGTATACGTCTTATCTTGGCTCAGTGAACACTGCCTTTGGTAACAGTACGGGCGCACCTGCTACCGATATATACGGTGTGACTTGGACAGGTCTTAGCCCTGATGCAGGCTCTGGTACATATAGACCAGTCGGTGGTGTCGGCTCTTATCAAGCGACCGAGCGCAACGCCTCAACCATCACCATCGCTCCCGGCTCCACATCACAAAGCATCGAACTCTACCTCGGCGTGACAGGCTTGACGTTCAGCACGAGCGGTCTAGCGGCATACTTCGTCCGCAACCGAGAAGCACCTACGCCTATCACGCTGGTCACGCAGACACCTACAGGCGCGTGGACTTCTGGTGGCTTTGCTGAGATAAGCTCGAGCCTCGTGCCGGGCGTGTATCGGCTTGATGTCCCTAACGCGGCTTTCGCCGCAGGGGCATCTGATGTCACTATCGTGGTGCGTGGTGCAAGCGGTACGAATGGAGCAGTCTTGACCGTTACGCTTTCATCTGGTGGCTTGACGGCAGCGCAGACAGCCGCAGCGGTGTGGGATGAAGCAAGGGCAAGCCATACGACAGCCGGTACTTTTGGGCAGTACGTCAATGCCGAGTTGGTTACCCCGGTTACATCTGCCGCTCTGGTACGCATGGGACCTTTTGAGGTTAGGGCTGATGGCTTGGGGGCATCGGATCCGCTAGACATCCAGACCGGCGCACAGCACGGCGTAGACATCCAGTGTGTAGATGCCTTTGGTAGCGGGATAGATATCACGAGTGCAACGGTAACGGCTAAGGTCTACAACTCCGGTGCTACCTTGGTTGATACCTACGCTTGTACGGCAACTTATGCAGCTGATGGACGGGCTACGTTTACCATCGACACCACGGTAACGGACACTCCTGGAACCTACACGGCAACTATCACGCGCACAACCGGAGCATCTGACACGCAGGTATTCGGCCCACTCCGCATCTATGTGAGGGACATCTAATGGCAGTTATTTTTGACCTAACCGAAGACCCTCAGCAGGTCGTACAAGCGAGCGCGTGGGTAGGTGATTGGCACTCATACGTGGTGCGCTTGGTCGATGAGTTGGGCAGCCCTATCGACATCACGACCGGGACGCTCGGTGTTACCTTTACGAACATCGCGACCGGGTCTGCTTATACGTTTCCTAGCGGATCCGTTACGCTCACGAAGCAGTACAGCGCGCAAGGTATCCTGAGCATCCTCAACCCTGCGGCTTATGCCACGGCGGCAATGATTCGGATAACCGTATCCTTCACGGTCTCAACCACGGTGCGACGGTTTGGCCCGCTTGAGATTGAGGTGTTAGCACCATGAGTGTAACCGTATCACTCAAGACCGTATCCCTAGACCGCTACAAGGCGAATCTAAGCAAGTTGTCTATGGTTATATATAAAGCTGCGGGAGACGTTGAAGGCAACGCTAAACACAGCATTACCACCGATAGCGGCAAGTTCCGTGAGTATGACAAGGGTCACTGGTCAAGCCCTCCTGGGACACCGCCAAACTCTGACACCGGTTACCTTGCGAACAGCATCATTCACTACATGGTAAACCGCACGACGGCTGAAGTTTCCGCCAATGCTAAGTATGCCGTACCGCTTGAACTTGGATGGACATCTAAAGGTGGCAACACCGTACCACCCCGACCATTCCTTGAACCGGCTCTGATGTTGGTACGCCCATCTTTTATCAAAGCCGTTGGTTCTGTTTTGAAAGGTAAGTAATGGCATACGAACCGGCAGTGATTGAGCAGTGGATCTACGAGACCCTCAGTGGCGATGCAACGCTCTTGGGCTTGCTTGCTCCTGACAACCAGCCTAATGGTTTCCAGATGGGCATCTATAACACCGTAGCACCGCAAAGTGACCCTATTAGCAGGAGACCGGTACAGGTGCCTTACGTGGTCTTTAGCCGTGCTGGTGCAGGCGGTGAAGATGAGGATGCGCTATGCGGTAGCCGTGCTTTTACCTTCCCTAACTATCGAATCACCGTGTGGGATACTGAAAGCGGGGCAATGAGTATGGCTAACATCCAAACCATCATGTCCCGGATTGATACACTTTTGGATAATCAAACGGTAACCAGCACCACTCCACGGCTTTATGTACGGCGAGTGTCAACGGATCAAACCTTTGCTTTGTCTGACGGTGGGCGTACGGATTTCGGGGTAACAGCGGTCTATCGCTGCTTGACCCAGCAGTAGGAGTAGACACAATGCCATTTACAAAATCGTTCGGGTTGGTCGGTGAGAACTGCACCGTCACCATCGCCTTTGGTGGTTTCCAAGACGGAAGCCCTTCAGCCTTCACGGCTAACACTTACACTTGTCTGGCTAAGTCGGTGCGTACCAGCACATCGGTAGATACAGCTGATGTCAGCGCACTCTGCGACACAACCAAGAAGATGCAGGTTACCAAAGCATCCGGTTCTGTTGAAATCGAACTGCTCGTAGACGGTACACAACAGGCGGATGGTTCCCCGGTCTTCTTCAATAAAGAGGGCTACTATTGTCAGATTGTAGTAACTCCAGGCGCACTGTCTGCGAAGACTTTCGTAGGCATCGTAACCGCTACTGGTATCAGCATTGCATCCGGTGAGGCAGTCTCCGAGACAGCGACAATCATGCTCGGCGCTAACGGTGTTGCTACCGCTTGGACATCCGCATAATGGGTATCAAAGCCATCAAGGCGGTTGAGCCAGAAGCCAATCAC